GGAACTACATTAGATAATGCAATTGTTATAGTTGATGAATGTCAGAACTTGAATTTTCATGAGTTAGATAGTATAATAACTAGGGTAGGAGATAATAGTAAAATTATTTTCTGCGGTGACGGAGTTCAAACTGATCTTCGCAACAACCATGAACGTGCAGGGTTAGGTGACTTTATGAAAGTTATTTCTATGATGGAATCCTTTGCTACTATTGAATTTGATATCAATGATATTGTTCGTTCTGGTTTGGTTAAAGAATACATCTTAGCAAAGAACTCTTTGGGTATGTTATGACGTTTGAGCATTGTAATTTTCTCGGTGACATTGAATTAGAAAAAAAGGAAACACCTGGTTGTAGACTCTATCAAGTTCCCAATGGTGAGTGGGTTCCTTCAATAACTTCTGTTACTAGTTTCTATAATCGACACATCTTTGCCAAATGGCGTAAGAGAGTTGGAGAGGAAGAAGCGAATCGAATTACTAAGAAAGCAACTACTCGTGGTACTGATTATCATGAGGCAGCACAGTCTTACTTAGAGAATAAAGAATTGGAATGGAATAACTTCCTTCCTGCTACACAATTTATGTTCCATCATGCTAAACCTTACCTTGATAAGATTCAAAATGTTCAT